AGGCAAGAGTAGCAGAAATAAGTTCAAAGTAGCAGTATAATAGAAGTGTCCCACACAGGACCTTAGTGATGGATTAGTTACCCATTGGATAGAGACCGTGGCGCAAGTCAGGTGAATTGCCTGTGTGGGGCCTAACATTTGGCGGTATAATAATATCAATGACTGACAAAGAGTTAGACCATTATAATAAGCAGCAGTATAAGAAGATGCTTGCTAAGATAAAAGAGGATTCTGGCTGTGTAGACTGTGGAATAAATAACCATATTATCTTAGACTTTGATCACATAAGAGATAAAAAGTACAATGTATCAAGGATGATCCACGATGGTTTTTCATGGAAGGCTATTAAGAAAGAGATCGAAAAGTGTGAGGTGGTTTGTGCCAACTGCCACAGGATCAGGACTTATAACAGACTAAACGGTATGATATAATTATTATATGTTAAAAGAAGGCGACTTTGTCATGGGATCAACCTCTGAGGGGGTTGTACATGGTGTTATAGAGCACATCATGACTGAGGGTGGGATACTTGGTACACCTGGATCAGAATATGCCTTAGTCTCAATGCCACCAGAAAACCCAGCAATGTCAGTTAGAATACACAAAGAAGAAAACGGTACATGGAAGCCAACAGCATACAGTATTGGCATGATGTACAAGGATGCTGAAAAAGCAGATATGGATAATCACACAATGGATTCAGAAACAGCAATGGCAATGTACGATTCATCAATTGGCAAATCAATTAAAAAGGCATACGATGGTTGTGGCTGTCCAATGTGCAAAGAATTAGATGTAACATGTGAGGAATGTCCTCAGTGTCAGGCTGGAGATACTAAGTCAGGTTGTTGTGGAGATGTAAGTAAGCAAGCACCCTGTTGGGATGGCTATGTACAAAGAGGAATGAAACCAGGAGATAATGGAAAGCCAGTTCCTAACTGTGTCCCTGCTGCAAAAGCAGATGATCTATTTGAAGATGATGACACAGTAGAATATGATGAAGATTCAGTGTCAAAGGCTGAAGGATACTCACCACCAGCAGGAGCAAGATCTGCTGCTCGTAGAGCAATTAAGTTTAAGGAAGATGGAAAAGCAAATGGTGCAGGAACTTCAGTAGGCTGGACTCGTGCAGGTCAGTTAGCAAGAGGAGAAACTTTATCTCTTAGTACTGTTAAGAGAATGTTCTCATACTTCTCACGCCATGAAGTAGACAAGAAGGGCAAGGACTGGGGTAACTCAGCAAACCCATCTAACGGATACATCATGTGGTTAGCATGGGGTGGAGACGCAGGTTTTTCATGGTCAAGAGGAATCGTTAATCGTGAAAAAGATAAGGCTTTGTTTGCTGATTTTGGCAAGGACTACACAAAGGTACAAACAGAAAGACACTCACTATAATGCCAAAGAAAAAAGCAGCAGCGTTTAATCCAATTCAGATTAAAGATGGATGGATCGTTAGACTATATAAAGATGGTCGTATTAAGTCTAAAATTGCACCGTACGAACCTAAGCATCCAAAAAAGTAATACTGGGTAGTTTTAAGTCATACCCAGGACTATTATTAAGAAGATAGTATTTTTGATAAAGCATTCATAGTCGCTGCAATTCTTCCGATATCCCGCAACTGTTCAACACTGTATCCTTCTTGCTTTAATGTTTCATAGTGTGCTTTAATACAGAAGTGACATTTGCCTACAACAGAAGAGGCAAGAGAATAGGCTTCAAATTTACCCTTAGTTGTGCCACCATGAGATGCAATAGCATTCATTCTAAGTTGTGCTGGAAGCCCTTTAAGATTTACATCATCAGCCATTTCAACATATGGATACCAAATGTTGTTCTGAGCCATAATAGATCCAGCAGCAAGAGCAGCATTCTTTTCCACTTCATCAGTTGCGTTTGCAACTAAGAAGGTAAGAAGTTTTGAGTTACCAGTAGAAAATGCAGCAGCAATAGAAACATATAAAGCCTGTTCGGGATCAATAGTAGATCTATTAATCACTGCATCAAGATTTAGCCTAATGTCTTTTGCATATTCTGGAAGGTTTTCATTTAACTGACCAACCCATGACATTATAGTGTATCTCCGCCCAAAGGTCTGTTACATGCACAGAGTTCTCCAGTTTGTAGTGCATCAAGAACACGAAGTGCCTCATCTGCATTACGACCAACATCAAGATTGTTTACTGTAATATGCTGAATTATATTCTCTGGATCAATAATAAATGTTGCACGGTACGTAACACCAGATGAGTGGTGAATGCCAAGATCTCCAGCAAGTTGATGAGCAGTATCTGCAAAAGACCAAGAATTAGTTTTCTTGAGATCCTCATGTGCGTTACGCCATCCAATCTTACAGAACTCGTTGTCTACTGATCCAGTCATTAGTACAGCATCTCTATCGTTAAAATCATTTACAAGCGCATCATATGCGACAATCTCAGTTGGGCATACAAAAGTAAAGTCTTTTGGATAAAAGACAATTATCTTCCACTTTCCAGGAAACGAATCCTGTGTTATTAATTCAAATGATGAATCATCATATGTTAGCGCTCCAGGCTTGACTCCAGTAACAGCAAAGTTCCCTAACTTATCTCCGATAGTTTTCATTTTTTACCTTTTCTATTAGTTTATTAAAATAAATTTAAGGACAATATAGTGTTGCAACACGCTACAAAAATGTTTCCCGACATAGACATAGCGACTATATTGTCACAATATAATTATACCATGTACCCCTGGCAGGAATCGAACCTGCGACGCTTGGCTTAGAAGTCCAACGTTCTGTCCACTGAACTACAGAGGTTTAGTACATCTGGAAGGACTTGAACCTTCGGCTCTCTGCATATAAGGCAGGTACTCTAACCAACTGAGTTACAGATGTGTAGTACACCAGGTAGGACTTGAACCTACGATAGCCGAATTATGAGTTCGGTGCCTTAACCAACTTGGCTACTGGTGCTAGTCCTTATTTAATTAGTAAGCCAAAAAATGTTCCAAGCAAAAAACATAAAATTCCAATAGTAGAATGATAATATGTTTTCATGTGTTGTTTAATAATGTAACGCTTTAGTTCTTTTGATATTTTATTTACTTCATCTTGGTCTACCACTGCGTCTCCACTTCTAGTTATTTATTAAGCGCAAAGATCCAAGGACAATTTCTTCCCTTATCCTTTGCTGCTGTCTCTCAAACTTTGAAAGGTGAGGCTTATCCTGTGTTCTTTTTTTATTTTTTACTGCTCTCTTGATCTTATGTTGAGATACTTTATTGTTTGTTTTTTTCATATACTAATCATACCATTCTCTATAATGTAAGTCAATTCTTGTTGCCATCCCATGTTCCTATTTTTGTTGTAGGAATGCTGTGATCTTCCCATAATTTTATCACATTTGGGTTATCGTCTACGGCATAGGTAACATCCCATAGTTTACTTATCTTGTCAAGCATATCTTTCTTTGCCTCATAGTCTGGCCTGTTGTCATCATCTGCTCTCATAAATAAACCATGACATCTTATGTTGTTTTTCGCAAGCCACATAGAAGTTAATCCACGATACTTTTCTTTTCTAGATGTGACAACCAATATAGAGTTTCCGTCACTAACAGAATTATTAAGCATCTCAAGTACTTCTATATTTGGCAGGGCATCGATAGAGGCCTCATGAAAGGCATCGTAATCCCTATCAGAGCCACGAACATGGTGAAGGTAGGGATCTACATTGGCTAATGTACCATCTACATCATATATGTGTGCTGAAGGCTTAATCTTGATCAACCTTATATGTCATTATTATATAACATGCCACATACCCTGCAACAAAAGCAGGGATTAAAAAAAATAAACTAATCATTCAAAATCCACCATTCTTTCCATCATTCTAGTCATATAGTTTCCTTCTCCTCTTGCAACCTTTGCAGCAGCAATACGCATACCTAGGGCATTTGTGACTGAGTTATCAATAGGCAAGGCTTCAATAGCCTTTGCAATTTCTTCTCTTAATGTCATTTCGTCTATACTCATATAATAAGTATACACTAAGTTGGGCTTTATTTCAATACAATTTAATGATATACTTTTTAAATGAATACTCCAAAAATTAAAGATGTATTTTTAAAGTCTGAAATAGACTTTTTTAATAATATAATTAATGATATTAATGCCCCAACCAGAAGCGACGGATCCTACATATATAACACAGAAGACCCTTATTCTAATATAAAGGTTTCTAAATATTTAGGAAGGCTTGAAGTGTCAGACTGCTTTATGCCAATCCCACAAGAAATTCATAAAAAGTTATCCAACATATCTTCTGTTTTTTTTGATTCACCGCATGATCTCTCTAGCATAGTATTTGTTGAATATAGTAATTTATATGGAGAGCCAAACCTTCCCCCACATTTTGATGGAGATAGAAATGATTTAATTATTAATTATCAACTATCTTCTAATACTTCTTGGGATGTTGGCGTAGGATTAAAAAATTATCAACTTGAAGATAATACCGCATTGCTTTTTAATGGAAACACAAACATTCACTGGAGGCCTAAAAAAATATTTAATGATGGAGAGTATGTAAAAATGTTATTTTTTAGATTTTGCAAAATAGAAGATCCTTCTGTTTATCCAGACCTATCAGATGAAATTAAAAATGAAATGTTCCTTGAGGTGTATAAATTTATGGATACAATAAATCAGTAGTTTATTAAACTATCTAACTTCATGACGATATGCAGCATTTGATATTTCAGAGTAGGTACTTACAGGCAGATTTAGGCTTTTGTGTATCCACCAGTCATCTGTAAAGAGCGATGCAGCCAATATGTATCCATTGGCTTGTAATATTTCTATCTGTGCATCTCTGCTGTTTCTATATTTTGGATTCATATTAGCAGTATGCTCAACACAAATTACATTAAATTTATATCTTGATAGTGGAATGTTTAACAAGGCTAAAAGATTTGAATTAGGAATTACATCATCAACATCAATTTGCAAGAAGTCTATAGTTTTTTCAAAGTTATTTTTTTCTAAATATTCGTCCCAATTAAACTTTAATGCATTTGCATGAATACAATGACTTTCTCTATTATTGTTATAAGATTCTACAAAATGTTCTTCTATTTCTATTCCTACGCCTTTCCAGCCAAACTCTTTTTCTAAGACATATGTATTGTTATTTATTTTCCAATGAGAGGATCCAACTTCAATAAAGGAGCCATTTTTTTTATCATTTAATATTCTATAAACAAACCCAGTAATAGGTGTCGAGTCTTCATATGGAAGGTCTATGTCTTCTGGATGAATTACTTTTATATCAGAGATTTTACCAGTTTTATAATCTATAAGCAATTTCTGTCTCTTTTCTTTGCTTAATGTCATCAATAATAATACCTGCTCTTGGGCCATCTTGCCAAACAGCATGTGCGTCTTCTTGATTAAAGTATAATAAATCACCAGGTTCTAGTTTATACTCTTTATCATTGTTCATTTTCCAATAAGAAGTACCAAGTAGTTGCCAGTATAGTACATCGTTTGGATCAGTATGGCTAGAAACTATGTGATATCCCATTACAAACCTTAATGTTTGTATGTGCCATTGCTGATTACAACTACAGTTTCCAGCCTGTCTCAAATAATGAATACAGTCTTTTCCACTACTACCACCATTAACTTTTTCCATTAACTCTTCAACACCTTTAAATATTGGAAATAAATTATTTTCTTCAAACCAAAAATATCCACTATCAGTTAGTATGACACTACCAAATGCAACATCATTTTGTCTTATAGCCCTATCTTTTACTCTTTCATCTTGAATTTTTGAAAGATTATAAACAAAAGTTAGCGCATCTTCCCAAGTAATTTCAGGCTTTTGAAAGTTTTTAAAATGCAAAATTTCTTTATTTTCTTTTGCCTTTGACCAAACATTCTTCATGATTTGTCAACAATTATTACTTGTTTGGGTTTATCAAAGACTTTTTGCCTGCAATTAATTCTTCAATTTCTTTGCAAACAACAGAATATTCTTCTTCAAATATTTTCATAGATCTACCAGGACCAACATCAACACCAACACCTGCTGCTGCTGCTGCTTCTTTTACGCCTTTTTCTGTGTCATAGTTAAGAACTGTGCACTGGTACCATTTAGAAATGTAACCATCTCTATCGATTAAATATTTTTCAAAGTTTCCACCTTGTTGTTGACCACCAGTATCCATGTTTAGCCAATAAGAGTAGTATTCTTTCTTGTTTATAATTCCTAACTCTTTTTCTTTATTTGCAAATGCATTCATTTGATCGTCAACTTCTTTATAAAGTTCGTGAGGGGCTTTTCTTGGTTGGCCCAAACCATTCACAGTAGCATCGCCATTGTGAGGATTTAGTTCATTGACACGAAGATTTGGATTTGATGCTACCATTTCTGAGAACTGAAAAGTAGTTCCATAAACATCTTTTCCATAATTCTGTGAGTCTAAACCACAAGTAATACCTTGTGACCACTTGCCATGAGTAATTCCAGGACCGCAATAGTCGTTAGTGGGGATAGCAATAACTTGGAAGTCATCTCCACCGTACTTATCTTGAAGCCATTGAAGGACTTCCATTTGGTTAGCGTTACCGCAACCTACTGTAGTGTTGACCAATAGGCCAACTTTACCTTTAAATTGATCTAAAAAGTTTGGCGCATCTTCAGCCGAGTTAAGAGGGATTGTATAAATAGGTTTCATGTTGTTATTATAACACCTTTTTTGTAGCCCCACAGGGACTTGAACCCTGTTCACCAAGATGAAAGCCTGGTATCCTAACCCATGGACGATGGGGCCAATTGTTTTAGTTTTTACATTCTTTTAGGTGCCTTGATAAAGATTCATTAGCCATAATACCCCAGCGTAAATCCCATTCCTTTTTACAAACGGGACAGATAAGGACCCTACTCATCTTTATCCCAATAGGCTTTACCAAATTCATCATAATCATCCCAACCAGAATCAGACATATCAATCTTGATTTGATCCAAATCTTCTTTCCAGGCCTTCATGTCTATGGTGTAGTAGGTTCCCCACAACTCGTAAGGCTTGTTAAGAATTTTGTACATTTTTGCGTGGTATTCATAGCGCCACCCAAATTCTTCATCTTCGTCCATATTAACACACTTAACTAAATGATTTGCTGCAAACTCTCCAGAGATGTTTCCTATCCATCGTAATGGTAGGATCTTAGTTCTTTGTGTCTTCGTTGAATGATTTATCATCTTCAGGCACCCACACTTTCTTTCCATTTTTGTAGACTGGCCAATAGCCCAAGGCTCTCCAGTCCATCTTCGTAATCTTAGGCTCTCTTGGCATTAGTACACCATACATGCCCATCACTCATAGTTTGATGAGTGTCCCAAAACAAAGGATCTTTCTTAGACATCTCGCACTTTAAGCATTCGTTCTTCATTGTCTATGCCGTTTCTTATTACCAAACTTAGACTTAACCTCAGCCTTAGCCTGATTAACTATAGCGTTCGTAATGTCTTCAACATTAAATTCTTCGTCAAACTGTGCTTCGTTCATCTAAATAACTCCACTCCTATATACCACTTTAAAAAGTATACACCCAACTCCCACTCATTGGCAATAGGGTATCCCCAGTTATATAGGTATATTCCAAAAGAATATCCAGCGGTTTGTGTGCCACGATTGATTTTAATTCTCATATTATAAACTCATAGGCTTCTGTATGTATTTATTCCAAAACCTATTTGCTTCTTCTTTGTCAGAATCAAGATGATATTGTACTATGTACGGTGCAATAGAGTATCTTGTTCCATCAGTAACTGGCTTAACGCCATGCTTACAGTGTTTACTTGTAGCATGCATAACTAAATCGCCAGGCTTAGGTTTAAATGATACTCCTTGTTCTGGGTAATATATATCTCCACCAGAAAACTCGCTAAAGTAAACTACAATCCCATACAGTACACATCTTTTACTTTCGTTATTGGTTATTTTTATTTCTGGATCTCTCATGTTCCAACAATACGGACAATCATCAGAATGCTCTTCCATTCCATTCCCAATTTTTATTTTTGTAATTCCTGGAGTGAACTCAAGAAACATTCCATCTAATGCAATTGTGTCCTGAATTTTTTTTAGTATGTTTCCAAATACTGGATTACTAAAAGTTTCAATTGTTGGTTTATTAAACTGTGCACCATCTATCCATTCATTTTGTTTAAGTATAACTTTTAGATAAAAATCTAACTCTTCTTTAGAAAGAAACTCTCTGTAAACATAAACCTCTTCGCCAATTTCCTCCATGTTAGGAAAATGATTTTTTTTGTGAAGAGCACTTACACTATTAGTATCCATTTAGGCACTCATTTCTTGTATGGTAAAGTCTAATCTTTGTTAATATTTTGCGGGTTGGAGCAAACAATTCTTCTTTACAGCATCCACATTTCATATGCCACTCACCAGCAAAGAAGTCATACACAGCACCCTTAGCGTTAGCATACTTCTTGGATACGAAGGTTTGAAATGGATCAGGAATCTCCATGTTAATCATTGCGTGACCAGACTAAACGAAGGAACTTGTTCCAAGAGTGTTTGTCTAATGATATATCTTTCCATCTCATGTATGACCTGACTCCTACCACTCCATATAGAATAGCACCAAGAATAAATCCATATTGCTTTGTAATTAAAGCATAGGCAGTCCACATAAATTCATTAAATATAAACCATAGCCAGCCCCAGCGCTTTTTACGGCCAATAGTAAACATGGCTGCAGCACCACTTATAACAAGTATATATGAGGCGTAGTCGTTCATCCATTGTTCCATATATTTAGTATACCTTAAAGTAAGGGTTTAGTCAACTTGCTTGCCCTTGGTCTTAACCCAAGTGCCTATTTTATTTATCTTGACTTTATCTCTTAATGTTTCTGCAAAGTCTGTACCTATCTCAGATCCAAGGTATTCTTCACCTGTTTCTAAGTCAGTCAATTTCCATTTTCCAGGGGCCTTGGTATGAATAATTAAATCAACTGGTTTATCAAATGAATCAACTTCTGAACCATCTTTAAGTATTCTTTTAGACATTAGCAGTCTTCATTAGTTGAAAAATATTTACCCTCTTGGCTATCCCAACATCTTCCATATATTGTATGTCTGTTGCCATTAGTAACCTTTGTAACCCTATGCTCAAACTCTTTATACAAGGGAATATTTATTAACATTCCAACCTCTGGCTTAATAACATAATCTTTATTCTTAAACTCTAAGATTCCGCCATCAAAGTTATCATTAATGTAAACATTAAAAGATGCTGATATTTTCCCTTGACTACTAACTCTTTTGCCTTGTGTCTTTGAGTTTTCTACAATTACCGTTTGCTGTTCCTCTGAGTCGGTTTCATCTCTTTCATAATGAAATCCCATAGCATAGTCAACATTATGTCCAAGTTCTTTAATAATTTGATCATCAGGAACCTCAAAGAAAGACTGTAGTGCTCCCGCTCCACCAAAATATTTTGGAACAACAGACTCTATTCTTGGTTCAAAGAATCCTACTGGATCTCTGTATGTCCACTTTGACGTTTCTGTAGGAACCAACATTGCTCCATCTTCGTTATATTCTGGGACATACCCTAAAAACTTGTTCTTAGTGTTAGCACCATAAGGTGATCTCATTGTGTCATACCACCCAGTCAAATCGTTGGCCTCTTTGTTTAGCCACTCCAACTCTTCATCTGAAAGAAAATTTCTTATCACCCATAGATCTTTTTCTATGTATTCTTTTCTTGGCTCCCAGATTTCTGACAACTTGGAAACATCTCTTTCTTTATAGTCACTAGCACTGTAAGGCATATTTTATCTCTTTTCTTTTAATTTATGAGACAAGGCCCATAGACAAATGATCTAAGCAGACATCTGCGACTATGTAGTCAGCGTGGTCTACGACAACATCGTAATGTGTTGCGTCTTTGTTACAAAAAAAGCACTTAGATTTTACCATACTTAATTATAGCATGTCTTAACAGCAAGAAAATCTAAATGGTATAATCTTTAAATGGGATATAGTCAGGTAGGGCAAGACGATTTCGTCATAAATGCATTAAACCATAAAAATGGCGGGGTATATGTAGAGATTGGAGCATACCATTCTAAAGATATAAGCAATACATATATGCTAGAAAAAGATTATGGCTGGACTGGTGTGTCCTTTGAGATAGACCCAGAAAGAGTACAAGAATTTAACAGCAATAGAATAAACAGATGCTACAGGGCTGATGCTACAACATTTGACTATGAGTCTTTGTTTGATATGCTAAGACTTCCTAAGCAGATTGATTACCTCCAAGTAGACATTGAGCCTGCACATAACTCATTAAAGGCACTACTTGCTCTGCCATTAGAAAAATATAGGTTTTCAACTATAACTTTTGAGCATGACCTATATGATGATCCAGAAAATATTAATATTAAAAATAAGCAAATAGAGGTTTTGTCTGGTTTGGGATATAAGTTATTTAAAGATAATGTGTTTGACACAGATGATAGATTTCCTGGAGAAATATACCCATTTGAAGATTGGTGGATAGATCCGACAGTGCTATAATGGTTGTATGGAATTAGAAAAGGTCAAAATTATTAAAAACTTCCTTAGTTTAGAGGATGCAGATAAAATAATTTCCTATATCAACAATAATACAGATACTGCCCTAGACTGGGAGTCAGATGGTTCTTCCCCTAACTTTGTATACAGGCCTGACAGATGGTATAAAAGAAGAATGGGTCTGGATGATGAAATGCCAGGGTATAAGCCAGAAAGATCCATAAGCAGACTAGAAGAGATTGACCAACTAAGCAGAGACATAATAGAAAAGGCTAAAACATCTATAGGGCAAGCATTCGGCGACCCTGATCAACTCTATATCAATTCTTTATGGTTAGCAAAGCACCTAAAAAGAGACTCGCTTACAATGCACTCAGATGTGGGAAGAGGCTTCCATTCTCACTTCTTTTACAGTTCAGTTCTTTATTTAAATACTGTGAAATACGGTGGAGAGTTGTATTTTCCTTCGCTTAATCTGTATGTAAAACCTAACGCTGGAGATTTAGTTGTGTTTTTATCACACGGCGACGATATGTGGCATGAGATTAAAATGACGGCGGAAGAAAGATATACTATGCCTATGTGGTTTACTAAGGATCCCGCAAAAGAAGTTCCTTTTATCTAGTTTTTAAGTTCGGCGCAAAATAGAAGTGGTAAACCTTCCTATGCCCTAAACGGGCAATATTGGTTACTATCCTTGATTCGCCCATTTCCTCAAATTGCATAGCCCATGTGCTGGTCTGACATTTTGCAAGGTATCTGAGCCACCCTTTGCAAGAGGAACCAAATGGTCTATATGCAAACCATGCTCCCAGCCCTTGACCCCACATTTTCGGGGAGCCAGAAGATCAATGCCTAATCCACATAAGTAGCATACATCCCCATAGATAGATATAACCTGGGATTCTTTATAGTGCTTCGTAATGCTTGCTCTGCGTCTGCGATTCTTAGATCTTTCTCGCTCTCTAACCAGATCAAGGTTTGAGGCACGATACTTGGCTGTTACATGGGCACGATTATTCTTGGCATATCTTAATCTATTGTATAGGCTCGATGCAGCCAAACACTCAACACATGGTTTAGTCTTTTGGTTATGGTGTTTGCGATAACCAGCATAGGTTCCACAGTTAGAGTACATATCCCCATTATCTCAGATTTTGCGGGGGATGTCAAGAAAGGACCATAATCCCTAGTATAAGATACAAACCCCTATAGCCAGATAT